TTTATCAGAGTGTTGCCAAGTTTTACTAAATTCAGTCCATCTTTGAATTGTTAAAAATATAACTGGAACCTTTTTACCATCGATAGAAATAACCAACCTCTCATCTGAATTAACAAACTCTATGAATTCTTGGTCCATATCTTCTTCAAGAACACCTTTTGGTAAAAAAGTTCCCTTATCAGCGATTCCATCAAGAATTTCTTTTCTTCTTTCTGGACCCTCTTTTCCTAGGTTTATATTAATGTTGGTTAAGTATCCTTTAGGCATCGTCATCTTCAAAAAATATTATACACCACGGAATTCAGAGTTATCTACAGCTGCACATACAACTGTTTTAAATGCTCCTTTATACCCCATTATTGTGTGTTTGTTATCATAATTTTTTACACCATCATTAACCACGCTAAAATATCTTATTTCTGTTTCAGTAACAGCATATCCAATATAGTCACCATATGATATTGATGTTTTTAATTCTATTAATTGTGAATCATATATTCCAAATGTTAAAACACCATCTTGTAGGTATCTCATTGAACCATTTTTATCATAAGTTTTATTCTCTGGTTCCCCCATTATTGGAATAACTTTAAGTTCAATTGGTGCGTAGAATCGTATACCATCCTTTGATGCCTCACCATAAACATTATCAGCTTCAGTTGTCTCTCTATTAACCCTAAATAGTATAACGTTGAAATTTCCATCCCCCTCAATAGCTTCTCTCCCCATTGAAATTTCCAAGTTGAAGTCTTCTTCAGAAAAAAACTTGTTTATACGTGTTATTGGTGTTATTTTCTTGTTTTCCATAGCTTTATTATAAATATTTATCTTTTGGTTAATAATCATTAAACCATTGATTTTAATTTAAAATTTCCTTATATTTAGATATTGGGTATATAAACTAAACACTATGATTTCACTTGACGACATAAAGGGATATTCCGCACTATCTATTTTAGAGAGTTATAGTGGTATTAATCCGTTTCTTAAAAAACTAAAAAATGAGTATATAAAAAATAAAAAACTAGCACTCACTGATAATCAAAGCAAATATATTTTAGATAATTATAATAGGGAACCACAATTCATAAATAGAGTTATTGGGATAACAAAATATCTAGGTGAAGAATTAAAAAAACAAGCAGATTTATCGTTTGTACCTGAAAGAGTTTTAATAGAATTCATACTTGCAGAAACTGAAAAAACATATCATATTTATGGTAAATTAAAACAGAATCAAAGTGAATCTAAAATGTATTGGTTACCTAAAACACAAGTTACTGATGACCCTTATTTTGAACCAATAAATATTGAAGTTGATTTCGAAAAATACGATAAAATATTAGCAAAAAGTGGTAAAAAACTCTATATTCACCAAAAAGATGGTGTTAAATTCCTTCTATCTAGGAATGGTTGTATCCTAGCTGATGATATGGGTTTAGGAAAAAGTTTACAATCAATCATAGCCGCATTAGAAAGTGGTGCTAATAAAATACTCATTGTTTGCCCTTCATCAGCTAAGATTAATTGGGAACGTGAAATACGACCATTTTCTAAGAATACAACAATCATTGATAGTAAGAAATGGGGTGAAGCTAAATTTACAATCATTAATTTCGATATATTAAAGAATTTCCACACACTTGTTGACCCAAGAGTTAAAATAGAAGAGGGTGAAGAGGTAATAATTAATAGGGAATTGGCTAACGCTAAATTTGATTTAGTTATAATAGATGAAGCCCATTCAATAAAAAATCATGATACCATTCGTAGTAAGATTATGGTTGAATTAGCGATAAAACATGGTGTACCAAAGGTTTGGTTATTAACGGGAACCCCAGTGGCTAATAGACCAATGGATTTCTTTAACCTCTTAAAGACCATTAAGTCACCTATAGCTGATAATTGGAAGCATTTTGCTGTAAGGTACTGTGAAGGTAGAAAGTTCTTTAGAACACTTAAGAATGGTAAAAAAAGACAAATTTGGTTAACTGATGGTGCTAGTAATTTAGAAGAATTAGCCTCTAAAACTAAGAATATTATACTTAGAAGACTTAAGACGGAAGTTCTAGATATGCCAGATAAAGTAATAACCCCAATGCACCATAGATTAACACTAAAAGCTTGGGCTGAGTATGAAATGTTATGGGAAGATTATTTACAAAAACGGCTTCTTGAGGGTAAACGAAATGGTAACCTACAAAAAGATTTGGTTGAATTAATTATTTTAAGGCAATTTATTGCTATGCAAGCAATACCGTTAACAATAGAAATGGTAGAAAACGCTATTGAAATGGGTAGGAAGGTTATTATTTTCACTAGCTTCACTGAAGAGTTAGAAACACTATATGAACATTTTGGTAAGTTAGCTGTTAAACATAATGGGCCAATGACACCAACACAAAAACAAAAAAGTGTTGATAGTTTTCAAAATAAACCTAAAGTAAAAGTATTTATTGGAAACATAAAATCAGCTGGTCTTGCGATAACACTTACTGAAGCAACAGTCGTTGTATTTAATTCATTCGATTGGGTTCCAGGTTCTAACGAACAAGCAGAAGATAGAGCTTATCGTATCGGACAAAAAAATGATGTCAATATATATTATCAATTGTTTGATGATACAATTTCTACTAGAATGTGGGATACGCTACGCAGTAAGAAAGATATAATATCAACTATTATAGGTGATAAAAAATTAACAGAAGAAGAAATAAGTTCTAAATTAATAGAACAAGCAATAAACCAAATCGATGAAATAAATGATTAGACTTTATACAATAGATAACTGCCCATATTGCACTGAGTTAAAAGAACTTTTAATGAAAGAAAATATTGAATTTACTGAGGTTAATGTTAATCTCCCTGAGAATCAGGATGAATACAATAAACTACATGAGATAACTAAATCTGATGATGTTCCTATTATAAAGGTTGGAAAACAGTTACTAGTCCCTAATATTAGCTTCAAATCGATAAAAGAGGGTTTTGATTTGACAAAGAAGTTTCTAGGTTAATTGCTGTTTTTATCATATTTATAGTAAAGAAACAACATGCCAGTAAGTACAGAAGAAAGGGATAAATTATTTCGTCAACTTAGACATTCTCTAGGTGCGCCAATTCGTCAAATAGAATTGGAAGATGAACAGCTTTGTACCCTATTAGAAATATCAATAGAAGATTATGCTATGTATGTACAAGAATGGCTTATTGAACATCAATGGCAATCATTATTAGGACAAAGTATCGACACGATAGATATGGCCTTTGCTCTTAGTGTTAGAAGTTTTGACTTCATGACACAATACACTTACGCTTATTCTAAACAAGTAGGTCTTCAAGCCAACGGTCCATGGGAACTTAAAAAGGATTATGTTTCTGTTGAAGCTGGGAGGCAAGTTTATCAGATACCAGCTGGTCGTGAAGTAAATGAAGTTCTTTGGATTACCCCACCAGCGACTAGTCAAGCTTTGTTAGCGAACTATGGTGGTATTGACTATGGATTCGGGGGTGGTTTTGCACAAACAGGGGGTGGAATGGGAACAGGTGGTCCAAATGGTAGAATGGGTTATTATATAGCACCAGCTTTTGATATCTTATTAACAGCTGCCGATATGAATTTAAAAAATAGGATTATTAGAAGTGAATTAGTTTATAAAATCACAGCTGGACCCAATGGAACTAAATTACTTCACTTATTATCAACACCTGGTTCTAGAATGTCATTCGGTCAAGGTATTGGTGGTGTTGGTAGTAGTATTAATTTAACTGGTTGTCAGGTATGGTATTTTTATTACGATACAACAAATGGGGATGCTGATAAATGTAAAAAAGATAATCCAGATATCATTAAAATGCCAAATGATGTTCCTTTAACAAAATTAGATTATGCCTCTTTTAATGAACCAACAAAAACACTAATAAGACAGTTGTTTATTGCTGAAGCTAAAAAAACACTAGGTAGAACACGTGGTAAATTCGGTGGTGTTGTAGGCCCACCAGAAGCTGAAAGAACAATGGATTACGAAACACTTATCAGTGAAGGTAATGAAGAGAAAAAAGCAGCACTAGAAAGATTAGATGCTAGATTATTAAGACTATCCAGCACAGCACAATTAGAAAGAGGTGCTACTGAGGCTGAGAGTTTAAATAAAGCTATGAAGTTTCGACCAATGGGTTTTTGGGTATACTAAAAGTTCCACTCATCAGTTGGTAACTTAGTAATCACAGGATTATCATCAATAGGGTTTATTGGCTCACTAATTGTAGTTTCACTCACATCGATATAATCTTCTGGTTTATCCCCCTTGGTATCATCAACATCATCATCTAACTTAATGGTTTCATCACCTCTAATTGTATCATCATCATCCTCTATATCTTCTTCATTCTCTGAAGCTATTTTCTTTTTCTTAGATTCTTCTTTTTTTATAGGTGTTGATTTTCCTTTTACCAATTCAGATATAGTGTTTATATTTTTTGGTTCTATGTTAACATTTGTGGTATCACCAGTTATCGCTTTTTTCTCCCTAGAATAATCCAACCATTGTTCATATCTTTCATCAATATTTTCACTACCAGTTAATTTGTAATATTCATCCCTTTCGATAGCTTCTTTTTCATATTTAAAGATATCGTTTAATTCACATAATGGTTCATTCCATTTTCTTGATATTAAAACTCCACTTTGTTCAGTTGATAAATCTGCAATTATGAAAATATCTAATGGTAACACACCAGTTTCAGTATTTCTAATATCTTTAATTTCAAGTCGTTTAATAATTTTATCTATACTTTCTTTTTCATTTTTAACACCTTCTTCTTTAACTATAACCATACGTTTAAGATAATCAGCCCTAATAACATCCCATTTAGATTGTTCCATATTATTTGGTAGTTTATTAACTCTATCCCAGAACTTAATCTCCTTATCCTCCATAGTCATTAACTCTTCATATGAGTCTTGGTCTGTTGGTTTTCTTGGTATTCCAGAAACCAACTCACACTCACCCTTTGTGAATATCATTCTCTCTTTAAGTTTCTCAGTTACCTTTTTTGTTGTTTTATCTTTAATTTTAACTATCTCTAATAAAATATTATCACGTATTGATGGGTTAAAACAAACAAGAAGTGGTTTAATTTTTTTATTAAAAGAATCCAAATAACGAGCAACGTTATATTCATCAGTAATTAATTCAGATTTTAACTCTTCAATTCTAGCTTCAGTCTTTATATATGTATTATTAGTGTCTGAATATTCCATAACCGATAAAGCTTTATTAAGCATATCTAGTTCTTTAATTAATTCAAAATCCTTCTCAACAACACTATTCTCAATTAATTTACAATTAAGTGTTACCTTTAAAGTTCCAGTTTCTTTATCTTTTTGGGTTTTTAAATCACCATGTGATTTTGCTGAACCAGTATTTATATAATAAATAATATCATCCAAATCAACATCGATATCATTTTTAATTACAAGTTCCATGTGCGCTTGCTTAGGCATAAGATTACCAGCTTTATTCCTCAACAAAGCTTTCTTCTTATAATCTTTAATGGAATTTTTAATTTTAGCTTTAGATGCTATCTTAACCAATGGGATTTGATAATTATATATCTTATCAACATACTCATAATAGTATTTAATGAAACTATAACCATCACCATTTAATAACATACCTATGGCGTTACCTAAAAACTCTTCTATATATATAGACATTTTTTTAGATTTAATAGAATTACCAACTAACTTAATTTTACCACCTGTTGTAAGGTTAGCATAATTCTTTCTTGAGAAATTAATTGTAGATGTATATTCATCATCTATATCCAGACCCATACGACCTTGCATATGATTCTCATTAAATTCAGCTAATACACCATCAACACCCACTAATTCTTTCCCAGCATAATCAATAGTCTTCCAATGTGAACCCTTAGCTATATATTTAACATTATTAATAGTTTCTGGGTATGAAAAGTTACAACCATCCGTATCCAA